AACGGCCACACCCGTCAGCAGACGCCGCATACGCTTGTCGAAGATGCGCGTAAAGAACAGGTAGCGGATGCGACGGGGCGAGGTGTAGTCGGCCCAGTGGATGACGGGCAGCCGCCTCGCCTTCAGCACCGGCCGTCGCAGCGTGTCGAGGTGGTGCCGCCACCAGACCGTAGCCGTCTCGCGGTCGCGCTCCAGTTCGGCATACACCTCGGCGTGGGTCATGGTTTGTGTGAGCATAGGGGGGTTAAGTTAAGAGTGAAGAGTGAAGAATTAGAGATACTTCACGAATTTTAGTTGCTCACCGTCACGAATGTGGATGATGCCTGGGTATTGCTTTTGCAAAAAATCCCATGCTCTTGTCTTGTGACGATGCCACATGCTGACGGGGTGAATACGCTCACCGCTTGGAAGCTGATAAAAGTCCGCTTTCAGTCGGTCAACAAGTTCGTAGTTCGCAGCCTTGTAAATAGTGCCTTTATTGCCTGCCGTTGTATCGGCATAACTGATAAGCACCTTTACTTCTGGATGCGCTGCCCTCATGTAGTGATGAAACAGCGAGAGGGTTATTGTCTCGCTGAATTTCGGCATATCGTCTGAAAGCCACATGCAGTCAAATTCTCGCACTTGGTCGGTGTTGTAGTCGCCTTTAATTTTCGGTCGTATGCCGTAGCCGCATTGCAAGGCTCCGCTTACTTTGCCGTTATAGATAACCAGTAGCGACACGAAAGAGTTTTGCGTGACCTTGTGCGAATAATGATGCTTGATGATGATGCGGTCGGCTTGCGACTTCTCACATTCTATTATCTTGATTCCCTTTTCGGGTGCCTCGTAACCGATACAACCACCCATAAGGTCGCAAATAGGCACTTTCTTGTATCGCTTTCTGCTCATGGTGTCTTTATCCAATAATCGGGTTCTGATATACTTTCGCCGTTGTCGGTTGAAGTCCATTCGTCTGTGTCTTCGTCATAATAGCAAAGACAGGCAAACGATTCAGGGCCGCTCATCCAATAGCCAACGACTACTTCATCTTTGGCAGGCTTATCGCCATTGCCGTTAATCATCATGTGCCATTCCATAAATTCGTTTAATTCGTGAAATTCGTGGTCGAAAAAAGATAAATCCGTGTAATCCGTGTAATTCGTGTTCGAAAAAGTGAAATCGGCGACAAAAGCCGTTGCTTGCCGCCGATTCCGTTAGAGTTCACTCAGCCTTGTCGGTGTCGTCGCCCTCGATGTCGATTTTGAGGTTCGCATCCTTCGCCTCGATGCGGAGCCGCTGGGTCAGCACGTCCAGATAGTCGTGCATCGCCTGGTGCTGACGCGAGAGCAGCGTGCGCTTGTTCTCCGGCAACTGCTTGTACGTGTCCGACACCACGAAGTCCGACAGCCGCTCGTACCTGCCGCGCAACTCGTCGTACTCCTCGGCCATGCGCTTCACGCGCTTCTCCTCGTCCGTCAGTTCCTCTTCGGGAGCGTCGCCCGCGTCCCCGTCCTCACCGTGTCCGAGGGTGATGGTGCCCTTGCCGTCCTTGACGGTCAGCGTCGCCGGCACACCCTTGGTCAGCTGCTCCAGCAAACCGATGACCGCCTTGCCCGTCATGTCCGCCAAGCGTCCCAACTGCCCCACACGATAGAGCGCGTAGGCCATCAGCGCGTCGGAGCTCGCCATCAGCACGCCTGTGATGCCGTCCAGCACGTCGCCCAGACAAAAGTTAATCACTGCGACCGTGTACATCGCCACGGCCAGAACCGAAAGAAGAATAATCACTGTCTTGTTCTTCATCTTGCTTGTTGTTTTTTAATTGTTGAAAAATAAATGGTTACTTAAAGTTGAGAGTTAGTAGGGATTCTTTCAGAAGATACCCTACTAAGTGCGACCCTCTTAGTAGGGTAAGTTACTTGATTCTCTCTATTTCCTCAGTTACAGCCTTGCTGATGCCGTACATCCAGAAGTGCATGCTGACATAGTTTTCTATCTGAGCACCGCGTGACGCTTGCCAGCCGGGGAGCATGGCGATGCCGTCCGCACGGGTCATCAGCAGGATAAGATCATAAGCGAGAATCAGAGCATAAGCCTTGGAATGCCCAAGGCAGAACTCCATCGCTTTGTAAATCCATGGGAACCGGCACGCCCAAACATTGCACGGGTTAATCACTCCATATCCGTGTCGATGTAGGATGCGCTCAGCTTCTCGGAACTTGCGCCGATACTCACTGCGTGGTAATCCAGACATAGGGCCGCTGAGATATACCAATCTTTTTTTCTTGTTCATTGATTTTCTGTTAATGAAGAAGGGAGCAACCGATGTCGTTCAGTTGCTCCCTTCGTAGGGTTATTCAAATTTTGGCTCTTTGTATTTCCATCGGTAGCCTCCAGCATGTTTGTTTCTTCCTTGACAACACTGCTTGATGGAGCTGGCATCTGCTCCAGTTGCGAGTGCTGCATCTTTGGCACTGGTATAAGTGGCTATCTCCACGCCATCTTCTTGCATCTGGATAACTGCCTTGCGCCTTTCAGGTACGGGACGTACTGGAGCATTCTCATTATGCTTGTATTCCCACACAAAACCGCCAGCAGTATAAAACATGTCGATATGCTCACAGCAGTTCCTTATGTCTTTGCGATTTATTCCTGTCTGCCGAGCGGCATCCTTTATGCTGTCGAACTTTCGCAGTATTGTTCCGTCAGTAGCCTTCATTACTACAGGCTTCATTTTTGGCTCCAATGAAGCGCGATGCCGTTGCGTGCGGGTGCCGTAGTTGATATTCTCTTGTGTCGTTACCCATTCCAGATTGTCTGCCCGGTTGTTCTTCTTGTTCTCGTCTTTGTGGTTCACCTCTGGCAGATTGTCTGGGTTAGGAATAAACGCTTTCGCTACAAGCCTATGAATATAAACATTCTCACGCTTTCCGTCTTTGCTCAATGATAGGCCTACATAACCAATGTACCCTTTTGGCTGTGGTTTAAGAATTGTGCCCTTCTTGAACATAGGGGAATTATAAGCACCGCTGATAATGGTACGGTCAAGTGAGCGCACCCTTCCAAGGTTGCTCACTTGATAGATACCCTCGTAGCCTTCAATGTCTTTCCAAACTTCATTCATACGATTGCGGTTAATAGTGTGAACACCAAGGCACCCACGGCACCCATTACCCACTCCTTTGCGGTGAAGTTCTCACGGCGGTAGTCTTCGATGATTTCCTTCATGCCTCGCCTCCTTTCTTCTCTGCTTCCTCACGTTCTTTCTTTTCCTTGAATGCACGGCAGCGGTCTTCGTAGGCACGTTCAGCGTCGCGGCCTATGGGCTTCAATATCCATAGCATCATGTTCATGGTGGTGAAGAACTCGGTGCAGTCCTCGGCCTGTGCGATGTCGTCGGGGTCGTTCTCTTCCCTGCGTCTGAACAGCTGCTGAGAGATACGGCTGACTTCTGCCTGTGCCGAGTTCATCTGCTCAATCAGACTGGAGTAGGTCGTGTTTCCGTCGAAGAACTCAAAGAGGTTGTTGATAACTGTGCCGTACTCCGGCATGTCCTGTTGCTCCAGTGCTTCCTTTGCAATCTTGATGAAGAACTTGCAAGCCTCGTTGCCGCATGGTCCGAGCTGTGCGGCTGCTTGATCCAGCATGTGGATGATTTCATTTGGTTTCATATTCGTAGATATTTGAACAATAAAAATAGCAGCACTACGCGCTGTTCAGGCTTCTACGGAAGACCTTGGGGTGGTTATCCCATACCCCACGCGGTGCTGCTGTGCTTTTTTCCTTAATGTTGTGGCATAAAAATTGCCGCCTTGTGGGGCGACATCTTCAGCCCCGTAGAAGTTTGAACGGTGCAAAGATAAGCACTTTATTTCAAACTTCCAAACTTTTTCTGGAAAAATTGCGTTTTATTGCTCAAATTCGTGCAAATTCGTTGTTTATTCGCTGTCCTCCTGTTCCTTGTGCTTCGTCACACCGCAAGCGTCGGCCAGCAGCGTCACCTTCTCGCAGAAGAAGTCCACCTGCGGCACCATCTCGTGAGGTGCCCAGTTCAGCTTCGCCCGCTCCACGTTGCGGTCGATCATCTTGAAGAACTCCGTGCGCTGCTCGTCGCTGACGCAGTGCTCCGTGACGAGGTAGTTGCACAAGTCCTTGAACGTCTCGGCCAGCTTCATGATGCAGTCGCGCTGCCACTCCGTTGACTTCGTGAGCAACAGCCGGCGGCGCGTCTCAGGCTGGCAGTCCTCAATGCACGTTGGCCGTCGGTGGCTCTCGCCTGGGAACGTGTCGAAGATGAAGATGCCGCTCAGGTCGCGGCGTTTCAGTTCTTTTGCCATAGTTCTTGATATTTTAATTGTTGTTACTATTCCATCGCAGCCAGTTCCTCGTCGGAGGTCTTGCTGACTATCTCGGTGGCGATGGCGGTCATGTACTCGTCGGCAAACTGCTGTTGCTCTTCGTTGGTCATGGACGGTGCGGCATGTAGTCGCTCGTCCCACTCCTCGCTGATGGCTTCCTCAGCCCAGAACACGCGGTTTGCAATGAATTTCCACCGCTCGATTGCTTCTTGTCTTGTCATAATTCTCAATTATCAATTATTCACTCACTTTCCCTTCCCCAAGATCGAAGCAATAGAGCGCGTCGAGCAGTCCATGAACGGGGTCTATCTTGTTGCTGTGGCCTGCCCCTTTCACGATGCGCCTGATGGGTGGGTCGCCCTTGCTCTCTACGGCGCAATTTCCGAAGCACCAGGGCCACAGGGGACTGTCGGAAAACTCCATCCATGCGTCCAGGCTGAGCATCTTCTCCTCCAGTTCGGTGATGCGGGGGTTCTGCGTGAATGATGTCTGACTGACGGGTATCACCATGTGCTGGATGGCTTCGGCAATGTCCTTGGTTGACATGCCCTCGCGCTTCTGGAAGAGGGTCTGCAGCCACGCCTTCAGATTGTTAATCGGAGTGAGCGACTGCGCGGGATCGTAGCCGAAGTAGTAGATGTTGATGCCCTTCTCCACCAACTCCGCGATGCGGTTGATGGCGTAGGCACTGTCGAACACTTCACCAGGGCATACGTGCAACCATCCCTGCTCCACCCACTGCTCATAAAGCGGTTGGTTCGGGCTTTCCTTCATCGTCTTCTCCAGCACCCAGCAGTCGGTGTCAACAAAGAAGCGGCCCTTCATGGTGTCGCTCGGTAGCCAGTCCACAGCCATATAGGTAATGGCAAAGAGGTCGTCGCCCGAAGAGAAATCGAGACCACAGAAGACGTGCCACCGCTCGCGGCCCTGCCCGTCGATGAACTGGCAGTCGTCGATGCGCTTGCCGCCGCTGGTCTGTAACTGTCGGATGCGGTCGGCCTTGATCCATTTGGTGACGCGGCCCGTCTGATAGACGTTGAACAGCTTGGCAACACACTCGGCAAACTTCTGCCCACCTTCCTTGCGGGCTTTGTCCATCTCGCGCTCGTAGAAGTCGTATTGCACCACAAGCCCGAGCATGGGATTGATTTTGCGACGGAGGGCGTGACTCGTCAATACATATTGCTCATCTTCGCGCTCGTATTCGTCAGGCTCCAGCAGCAGACACATCGTGCCGTCCTCAATCTGTGTGGGCGTTTCCTTGCCGGATTCATAGTCGTGCTCTCGCTCTAACATACTATGCAGCACGGCCAGCTTCTCAATAAACGGACCCGTGGTGATGGTGCCGGCGGTCGTAGTTCCGAAGGTGAGGGGTTGGCGACGCTGACCCATTGACGACTGGCAGACGTTGATGTGGGCTTGCATGTCGCTCTTGCCGTTGGTGTATGGCGACGAGCCAAGCTCATCCCAGTCGAGCAGTTCGGTGTTCGTACCGTCAGGAGCCTTGCCGCCACCCGTGAGGGGCACAATCTTCGAGTTGCGGATTTCCCGCTGATACTCTTTCTTCCAGTCCACTATCTTCTCCGTCATGCGGAACCGCTCTTTGCCGTTCTGGTCTTTCGTCAACTGAGCGAGCATGAACTTCGTGCGGTCGAAGAGTATCTTGGATTGATCCTGCGTCATAGCCAGCGAATAAATCTCACTGTTGAAGTCGCCAAACAGGAAGAATATCACCTGAATGTATGACGATAGTCCCGTCTTGTCTATCTTTCGGGGGCCGTACATGATGAACTCCGTAATCAGCCGTCTGAAATCCCATATCATGCCGTCGCGCTCCCGTTCTGACGGCAGCATGTCTGGCTTAGTGCCGGCTTCCACATGCGTATTGAACCATGCCTGGAATCCGAACACCGAAGCAAGCACGAATATCTGGAACGGCTGCCACCGATAGACTTTTGCGCCTGCCGTGCTGGGCAGCTTCAATCCGTTTTCGACGTACCGCCACATCTTGCCTTGTCGCGTCCACGTCCCTTCACGCAGCCAAATGATGTACTTGACAAACTTGGTGTTGAAGTTGTAGGTGTTGAACAGTCGGATAAAACGGGCACCACACAGCACCTCCATTCGGTTGTGCTTGTCGTTCTCGTCGCCAAACTCTATGCTCACATCGGTGGTCAGGCTGTCGAAATACTCAGCCAGTCGGTAGTCGATAGCATCCAGCTGTTCCCTAACTTCCGGGGTGTATCGCTTGCGCAACAGGTCGATGTCTCGCTGTTTGGCAAGTTGCGATTCTTTCAGTTCTTTCTCCATAGTTACATTTCTGGAACATCATTCATAACTCCTTGCACCTCTGATATGCGGCTCATCAGCCCGTCCTTTTCAGCGTCCACACCCTTCTTGGTGTCCTCCTTGATTTTCGACGGCGTGGCGCGGTAGTTCAGTCCCAGTGCCTCGTAGTGCTGAATCATGGTGCGCTGTAGTTCCTTGTAGGTCGGCATGAGGGGGTTCACCTCGTTTTTCCACTGGTCTTTCGAGCCTTGCACGAGGTCAACCAGTTTGCCGTTCATCAACTCTTCATGCACCTTCTCCAGCATCTGCCAACAGAGGGCAGCGGCGTGAAGCTGTGGCTCCAGCCATTCCTCGAAGTCGGTGCCGGTGCGCATTTCCACGCGCTTCTTCAGGATGCGCTCGTAATAGGTTACTTTCTTGTTCATCTTTTCGGGAAATTTATCTTTAGTCCAAGGCTGTGCTCATAGGGCTGTCGCCATGTGATGTATCGGTCGAGGGGAATCTTGAAGACGTGATGCACACTGGCATTATACCACGCTTCCCAGATGCCGCCGTCGCATGACCGCTGCCACGGGTGTTTCGGGTCGGTCTTCCGTCGCTCCACGGCGTTCACCTTCATGCCGCGTCCCGTGATGGGGTCGCCCGTGGCACAGCAGACGTGGGTATATTTGCCCTCGCACTGCGCATCGGGAATCTTGCCCAGCAGCGGGCAGTCGATACATCGTGGCGGTTGCTCCGGGGTCAGCCGCTT